TGAACCGCTTCATGAAGGCCGACTCGGCACTCCTGTTCGCTCCGGAGTACTGGAAGATCGCTGTGCTGCGTCCGTGGACCCGTATCCCGCTCGCAGTGACCGGCGATGCGAACCGCACGCAGTTGATTGGCGAGTTCTCGCTGAAGCACCTGAACCAGAAGGCGTCGGCTGCAATCCGTGGCCTGACGGGTTCGAACGTCACCATCGGCCAGTAATGGCCCTGGGGTCCGTCCGTGACGGGTAAGAGGGGAGAGGACGTGTGCCTCCTTCCGCCCCTGTAGTTCCCTTCTGAGGCCCACTCGCGGCCTCTCCAAATTCCTTTACAGCCGGTGCCGGTCCACTCTCGCCGCGCATCGGCCTTTTTCTTCCCCATGATCCAACTCGACAATGGCGTCAACGTGTCGGTCCAGTCCAACGTGGACGGCCACATCATCGAGACGCATCAAGTAATCCCCGACTCCCTCCTGCAATCACTGGCCGACAAGCGCCTTGCCTCCCACAACGTGCGGGAGCGCGAAATGATGCACGTAGCCTCCATCCCTGCGGCCCTCGTAGACAAGTGGTACCGCGATGGATATGACGTGTTCCAGGAGCCGATCAAGAAGACCGTGGCGAAGCTCAAGAACGAGAACCTCGAGTACTTCCTCGCCACCGAAAAGGCTATCTAAGACATGAACCTTCTACAACTCCGCACGAAGCTCGCAGCGATCCTGAACCGAAACGACGCAACCACGGAGTTGCTGAACGAGTTCCTCGGAATGGCCCAGACGCGTATCGAGCGCACGCTCCGCATTCCTGGCATGGAGAAGATGATGATCACCCAGGGGACCCAAGACGTTCCCTCGGACCAGATTGTCCTCCCTCCCGATTTCCTCAGCCTCAAGTACCTCTACAGTGACTGCGGTCTCATGGAGACCAGGGACCTCGGGCACTTCCTGAGGCTCCAAATGGCCCCTGGGGACCCACGGTACTACGTGCGTGTGGGCGGCTCTCTCCTCATCAAGCCGACTCTCCCTGCGGGCCACCAGACCACGATGGTCTACCACGCAGCGCAGCCTCCCATGGTTGCGGACACGGACGAGAACCTCTTCGGCCAGATCGCTGCCGACCTTCTGATCTACGGTGCCCTTAGCTATGCGACCGACTACTTCGTCGACGACCGCACGGCCACGTTCGAAGGACGTTTCAACCAACTCTATGACGACCTGGACGAGCAGGCCCGCATGACTGACATGGAGCAGTCGGCAATGGCCGTCTCTCCTGCCTACAACACGGACTACTGATCAACAGATGACCACCTCCTTCTTTTCGGGCACCAACGTGGCCCCGGAGGCTGACTCGACCAACGCACTGATCGACAACCTCACGTCTCAGGTCGCCACGGTTACCGCAGCGAACTCCCAAGCCCAAGCGGCAGCAGTGCAAGCCGAAGCCTCCGCGAGCAACGCCGCGATCTCCGAGACCAACGTGTCGTCCCTGGCCCAGCAGGCAACCACTACGCTGAACCAGGCCAATGCCGCTATCGCTACGGCTAACACCGCAGTGGCCTCGACGAACGCTGCGGTAACGGCCTCAGGAACGAACGCCAACACGGCCACGACTCAGGCCAGCATCGCGACGACTCAGGCCACAGCCGCCTCGACGAGCGCGACCAACGCAGCAACCTCGGAATCCAATAGTGCCGCCAGTGCAGCAGCGGCCCTCGCAAGCCAGAACGCTGCGAAGACGTCTGAGAACAACAGCGCCTCGAGTGCGTCGTCTGCTTCCGCTTCGGCGTCCTCAGCCTCGACCAGCGCCACCACGGCAACCAATCAGGCATCCTCAGCATCGACGAGCGCCGGGGCTGCTTCGTCTAGCGCCGCTGCGGCCTCGACCAGTGCCTCAAGCGCGGCCACTCAGGCGACCAATAGTTCGAACAGCGCCTCGGCTTCGGCAACTTCGGCGTCCCAGGCCGCGACCAGCGCAACCAATGCGGCGAACTCAGCCTCGGCAGCCGCCACTTCCGCCGCGAATGCTGCAGCAGGGACTTTCAACACTGATGTCAACGTCAATAGCCACAAGGTAACGAACCTCGCTAACGGGACAGCCTCCACAGATGCGGTCAACAAGTCGCAGCTTGATGCGGTCTCGAATGCCGATGTGAAGCTAACGGGCGATCAGACGGTGGCCGGTAACAAGACCTTCACCAACAATGTGGTCCATAAAGGAAGTGGTAATCAATCGTTCCTTCTTACTGGCGGTTACGCGTACTGCTCTAACACCGGGGGTGTAGGCTCTACCGACAAGTACATCGAAATGTTCCATGATGGGACTAACTCAGGCCTTGCAGTCAACAACGGTAACAACTCTTGGGCCATGGCCGTTGGGGTCACTGAAGCCCTCAAGCAAGCGGGCATCATTCAGGTGTGGGGCAAGAACTCCCCTATCGTATGGGCTTTCTGGTCCGGATCTAGCTCGGCTGTAGGCAGCGGCGCTGCTTATAACTGTTCGGCTACCTATCTGTCTGCGGGGCGTGTGCGTATCTGGCTTACCACAGCGTTCGCCTACGCCACCCACGCTCTCCTTGTTTCCGGCACCTACGCATCCAACGGTACCAACTGGTGTGTCCCACAAATCCTGGGCAACGCTGGGGATGGATCCTACGTTGATATTGGCTTAGTACCAACTGGAGCAGGCACTGGAACCGCCATTGAAGGGCAGCTTGGTCTCTTAGTCCTAAAGGTACGCTAATGCACTATCAACTAACTAAAACCGGCTGCGACTTGGTTGCTGATGATGGCACGTCTACGCCTGTCGTCGGGGGTACTCCCGAGTACGATGCTTTCTTCCAGTTCCTTCAGAACGGCGGGGTCCCTCTACCCCTCGGGTCCACCTTGGACGAGAAGAAGGCAGCGAAGATCTCCGAACTCTCGGACGCCTGCAGCGCGGCCATCGTCGCCGGGTTCACCTCCAGCGCCCTCGGATCCACGTACACCTACCCGTCTAAGAACACCGACCAGCAGAACCTCGCTTCCTCGGTGCTGTCCTCGCTGATCCCTGGCCTCCCGGGCGGGTGGACTACACCGTTCTGGTGCGCAGACTCCAACGGGACCTGGGGGTTCATCCCCCACACAGCCTCGCAGATCCAGCAGGTAGGCATGGATGGGAAGAACGCGATCCTCGCCTGTATGGCCCGCAATGCGGCCCTGGCCTCGCAGGTCTACAGCGCGGTCGATGCGGATGCCGTGAAGGCCATCACATGGGCAAGCTGAAGCGCTACCTCATCAACTTCCTGGTCCTCCTCGACGAGGCCGGGAACACGCTGACGGGCGGTAGCCCCAACGAAACCATCTCCAGCCGCGCAGGTAAGGCGGCAGAGAAGGGCGCTCGATGGGGCTGCGTGCTCTGTCGGCTCCTCAACTACATCCAGAAGGATCACTGCAAGCTGTCCATGGCCGTCACGGTCGGGCAGGACGCAGTCATTCCAGATTAAGGAACACAACATGACATGGTGCGACGAAGCACTCAAACTTATTAAGCAGTTCGAAGGATGCCGCCTCAAGGCATACCCCGACCCTGCGACCGGTGCCGCACCATGGACCGTGGGATACGGCGCGACCGGCCCGAAGATCGGCCCCGCAACCGTGTGGACCCAGGTGCAAGCCGACCAGGATCTCCTGGACCGCGTGGAGGCCCTCGGGAAGCACATCGACTCCGAGGTCAAGATCGAACTGTCGGACGAAGAGAAGGCCGCGCTGTGCAGCTTCATGTACAACGTGGGCACGGGCAACTTCGACCACTCGACGATGCTGGCACTCCTGAACAAGGGGGACGTCGAAGGAGCAGGGCACGAGTTCGTGAAATGGAACAAGGCAGCAGGCAAGGTCATGGCAGGCCTAGTAGCCCGCCGTGACGGTGAAATGGCTGAGTTTTTTCTCGGCCTGAAGGAGGTGGTATGACCTGGACTGATATCGCAGGCGCGGTCACGAACCTCGCCCCGACCATCGCAGCGGCCATCGGTGGTCCTCTCGCGGGCACCGCAGTGACGGCCCTGGAGAAGGTCTTCGGTCTCACCCCGGGTTCCAACGACCCCGTGGGGCAGCGCCAGGACGCGGTAGCGCAGGCCATCTCCGGAGCAACCCCGGAGCAGCTTGCAGCCGTGAGGAAAGCGGACCAGGACTTCCAAGTGGCTATGGCCACGCTGGGGTTCAAGGATGCCGAGGCCCTCGCGGCTCTCAAGGTCCAGGACGTCGAAGGCGCTCGGTCGATGCAGACGAGCACGCGCTCCTGGGTGCCCCCGATCCTTACCCTGGTCATCACCCTCGGCT